ACTTCATTCGCTGGAACTACTGGCACCGATGCAACGGTTGGTTTATGGCGTTCTACTTCAGCAATCAACTCAATAACCATTACTTGTGATAACGACACATTTTCATCGGGCAGTCAATTTACTCTCTACGGCATAAAGGCGGCATAACTTATGGCTATCACTTACAAGGCTATCGCCACCACAACAGTAGGTGCGGGTGGAGCGAGCAGTATTGACTTTACAAGTATTCCTGCGACGTTCACTGACATTTGTATTAAGATGTCTGCCAGAGGAACCTCAACTGCCATATACGCAAAAATAAAAATAAATAATGATTCAAGTGCAATATATTCATTGAGAACAATATATGGGGAAGGCTCTGCTGGTTCGGCTTCCCAAAGTGATTCTGGAGCAACTTATTTTGAACGTTTCTTAATGAACAGTTCTGCTTTTACAGCAAGCACCTTTTCCAATAGTGAATTATACATTCCAAATTATGCTGGTTCTAACAATAAATCTATGATGTTTGATTCAGTAAATGAGACTAATGCCACAGCAGTTCAAGCATATATGGTGGCTGGATTATACGCTTCAACCTCAGCAATAAATCAAATAACATTGACTCCAAACACAGGCAACTTTGCCCAATACTCAACCGCAACCCTTTACGGAATAAAGAACTCATAAGAAAGGAAAAGACAATGCCAACCAAACTGGTCGTTGATTGCAGCACGGGAATCTCAGAAGAGGTAGAACTTACCGCCGAAGAGATTGCTCAGGCAGAAGCAGATGCGGCTGCATTTGCAGAGGCCAAGGCTGCTGAAGATGCTACCAAGGCTGCTGCTGAGGCTGCTAAGGCTTCGGCTCAAGCAAAACTTGCAGCACTTGGTTTATCCGCAGAAGAGATTGCAGCCCTTTCTAAGTAAGGAGTAAGCCTTGGCGCCCTATGGTAGCGACGTAACAGAACCGATCCCGTATACCCTTTCCAATCCTGCTGGTGCTACCAACTATGCAGCCACAGGTGAGGCATACGACATCGCTATCGCTGGCCTACCGTTTTTCATCAATGCCACCGATGACAGTCCTTATCGTCGCGTCACTGCTCAGTATCGTAAACAGCAGTATGACCAGACTCGTGAGGCTGGCGAGCAGTCACTAACCGGCTGGTGGTTTAGATCGCAGTCCTCATTCCACCTTGGCGCTGGTATCAAATACTTTGAGCCAAGCCAAGATGAGTCGTTGCGCTTCCAGTTTACAGAATCCAAAGGCTGTGACATCTGGACCAAAGGTCAGATAACTTTACTCAATACCACTGTTCGTGCTTTAACCAGTGCCAATACACCCATCATCATCGGTGCCAACGATGGAACCAATGACTGCCTTGTGGTAGCAGATGGCACTGCATTAAAGAAAATCACAATGAGTAGTGATACCCCAACGGTATCGACCTACACTCAGGCTGGCACTGCCTCAACAATCTTTGATTTGACCACTGATGGAACTCGCTATTGGTTCATCAATACCACCAAAGTTCATCGTGGAAATATCGGTGGTGCTACCAGCGATACTGAAATTTACAATGCCGCATCCACAACAAGCGCTCGCATTCGCTATGTCAAACAGCGCCTCATTGCTTCAGTTAACAATGCACTATACGAATTAGACCCTGCCCATACCGGCGGTGGCGCCCTGCCAGCAGCCTTCTATACCCACCCACAGACTGACTGGACTTGGACAACTATCTCTGAAGGTCCTGCTGCTATCTATGTCGGTGGTTATAGTCGCAAGAACTCTTCTATCTACAAGATTACTTTGGACTTGGCTAACGCCAACTCTCTTGGCTTTCCTGACTTGAATATCCCCACAGTTGTTGTTGACTTGCCCGAAGGTGAGATCATCAACACCTTTGATACCTACCTTGGAACCTATGCAGTTCTTTGCACCAACAAGGGAGTGCGAGCTGGAGTCCTTGATGCTGATGGCAATGTCTCCTATGGCCCATTGCTCTTTGAAGGCGAATGCAAAGATGTTGTTTTTAGAGATAAGTTTGCCTATGTTGCCACCACTGTTGATGGCGAATCAGGTCTTATCCGTATTGACCTCTCAGCGCCTGTCATACCAGGTAGCCTAGTCTTTGCCTATGCTTGGGATGTATACGCCGCCTCAGAGACCACTGTAGCCAATTCTACGGCCTTTCTAGGGGCAACTGACAGAGTTGCCTTCTGCGTTCCTGGCGATGGCGTATGGATTGAATCTGACGCAACCAAGGTTACTTCTGGCTATATCCAGACTGGCTTTATCCGCTATAACACCTTGGAACTCAAGCGCTTCAAGTTCATCTTGCCACAGTTTGATACCACCAATGGCTCTATCGAGGTCAAGTCTGTTGATTCAACTGACACTGAGTATGGCTTAGGTATCTTCTCGCAAGGCGATAGCGTCGGTGAGATTACCGCTGCCTACCCATCAACACCACAGCAATACCTTGCCTTTAAGTTTATCTTTACCGTAGGAACCAGTCCTACCCTTTCACCTATATTCACTGGCTACCAGATTAAGGCTCTGCCTGCTGTGCCACGTCAGCGATTGATTCAATATCCTGTTCTTTGCTATGACCACGAGACCGACAAGTTCGGTGTCCAAGTCGGATACGAAGGTTCTGCCTGGGCAAGAATGCAACAACTAGAGGCAGTAGAGAACAACGGAGATACCATCCGCGTCGAGGACTTTAGAACAGGTGAGTCCTATGTCGGATTGATTGAAGAGATAGAGTTTCGTAACGCCACCCCAACAGATAAGAGATTTAGCGGGTTTGGTGGAACGTTGTTTGTAACCATTAGATCCGTATAAGGAGCCATTAAATGACCCCTGCTGACTGGGCTGGATTAGCCGTGTCCGTTATCGCTATTGCTACAGGCTTTGCCGGAGCAGTGCGATGGCTAGTAAAGCATTATCTTTACGAACTCAAGCCCAACGGTGGGTCATCGATGAAGGATAAGATTTCCAACCTTGAAGAAAAGGTTGAACTACTCACAGATCTCGTCAAGGAAGCGTTGAGGAAATGAATGAAACCACTGGTGACAAAAGCAACACCTGCTGCTATTGCTGTCCTACGCCAGGCGACAGCATTGTGGCCCAAGCGCAAGAGAGCATCCGACGGATTGTTGCCCTCGTTGGCACATATCAAGCAAAACCCGAACTCCGATCACAATACGGGTCTTGCTGCCGACCTGACTCACGACCCTCATAACGGAGTCGACTGCGGAGATTTGTTCTTCAAACTACAGGAAGACAAGCGAGTCTCCTATCTGATTTTCAATGGCTACATCTGGTCTGCTGAGAAGGGCAAGCGCCTTTACACTGGACCGAATAAGCACGTCAAACATCTGCATATTTCCATCAAAGAGCAGTACGCCAAGGATCAAAGCCCTTGGTATCCTTGGATGGGAACGCCGAAGCCTTTGGCTACGGTGAAGGCAGCGGTCACACCAAAGCCTAAGAAGAAAGACGTCCCAAGCCGTAAGGAGGCATAATGGACAAGAAGTTCAAAGCAATCGCCCTATCGTGGTTCCGCGCTGCAGCATCTGCTGCGGTAGCGCTCTACCTCGCAGGCGAGACTGACCCAAAGAAACTTGGCACTGCAGCACTGGCTGGTTTCCTAGGTCCGGTACTTAAGTGGCTCGATCCATCCGCTAAGGAGTTTGGTCGAGGAAGCAAATAGTTATCTAAACTGAGCTGCGAGGAAAGGCCCCTGTCCCTAACGGGATGGGGGCCAGTTTTTTGTTGTCTAAATTTGGTGCTAAATTTGGTTTTCTGGTTTATCCACTGGGCAAGGAGCTATCAATAGGTTCCCACAGTTGGCACACTCGGCATCTAATGCCCACCAGGATGGCTCATAATCTTCAAACTGAACGTGACAGACAAAGACACTACAACCACAGACACAGACGTGCGTTGGACCTATATCTCGAAGATCACTAGCTTTAATCGGTGGGAGCAGGGTACTATTTCTTAGCAGCCGGAGTAGACGGAACAGCATTGACCGGAACGTCTCGCTCCTGTGGTCGCTCGCCTCTTCGGCGGGCTTTGCCCGCCTCGTCCATTTATTACGGGCGCTCACGACAAGCGGCGCCCTACTGGTAGAAATTCGCTGACGCTCATATTGTAATTGCAAAAGGGTGTGTCGCTACTGGCGACACGCCGGTAGAAGGATAAAGTTCTTCTTCTAATGACAACTCTCATCGGAATTTGCCTCCCAACGAAGTCAATCCTTTGTGCTGACTCACAGATTACCGAAGATAACTTGCGAACTATCTCAACATCCACACCGAAGATAGTAGCGATAGGCCGATACCTACTGGGCATTACCGGTGACTCACGTCCTGGTGACATTCTTGCCTATAACTGGAACCCACCGACCTATAAGGGAGCTGACCCTATCGGGTGGATGGGTAAGAAAGTTATGCCGTCAATACTCGCGGCATTCAAAGAGAATGGATATGATCCTTATGAAGCGACCAAAGACAAAGACTCAGGATTCGACTACCTTGTTTCGTTTAATGGCAATCTCTTCCATATTGCGTGCGACCTCTCGTTCATCCAAAGCGACTACG